ATCACTAAAGATACCAGAATTACACAGCAAATATCTCAAAATTTATTTTGATGAAAGACGCAAACTCAAAGCACTTGAGTTTCAAAGCAAAGATTTATCTTTGAAGAAGTATGAGTATTACAATGGAAAACTTTCACAAGAAGAACTTGACGAACTCAATTGGGAGCCATTCGTTAAGCGTTTGATGAAGAATGAAGTTGATATGTACCTTGATTCTGATAAAGATATTATACACAACAATGTTCGCATAATCAATCAAAAAGAAAAGTTAGCGTTTTTGGAAGAAGTACTTAAGAACATCAACCAACGCAACTTTCAGATTAAGAACGCTATAGAATGGAAGAAGTTTACGCAAGGTGTACAATAAACTCTATATCTCAAAAGTAGATGAAGTCTACGCACACATCAAGTGTGAGAACTCCGATGCAATGGAGTTGAATGAATACTTCACGTTCTACGTTCCCGGCTACAAATTCATGCCCGCATTTAGAAATAAAATATGGGACGGAAAGATACGTCTTTTCAATTCACAGAGTAGACAAATCTATTATGGTCTGATTCCATACTTAGAGAAGTTTGCTAAAGAACGTGAGTATGAAATTGAATTTGATGAATCAGTAGAAACGTATGATGAATTTTCTGTAGCAGAAGCAAAAGACTTTATTGATACTCTAGGCATACCATTTGAAGTCAGAGACTATCAAATAGATGCATTCATTCATGCAGTACGCAGTAGAAGAAATCTATTGGTATCACCGACAGCATCAGGCAAGTCACTCATCATATATCTCATTGCGAGATATTTAAATTGCAAGACTCTTATCATTGTTCCTACTATCTCACTTGTTGCACAGTTGTATAAAGACTTTGCAGACTATGGATTTGAGAGTGATAAATACATACACCAGATCATGTCAGGTGCAAGCAAAGAAACTGATTGCCCCATTGTCATATCTACATGGCAGTCAATTTACAAAATGCCAAAAGAATGGTTTGAAGAATTTGAATTAGTTGTTGGAGATGAAGCGCATTTGTTTAAAGCAAAGTCGCTGATATCAATTCTAACAAAACTAACAGAGTGTAAGTATAGGTTTGGTCTGACAGGTACGCTAGATGGTACACAGACACACAGATTAGTCTTAGAAGGTTTGTTCGGTAAAGTCAAACAGATTACAACAACAAAAGAATTGATTGACTCTGGACGATTAGCTAAGTTTAGAATTAAAGCGTTAGTGCTTAAGCATAACGAAGAATCATGCAAGCTAGGTAAGAATTTTAAATATCAAGATGAGATAAATTATATTATAGGTAAGCCGTCAAGAAATAGATTCATTAGAAATTTAACTATGAGTTTAGAAGGTAACACTTTGTTACTGTATCAATTTGTTGACAAGCACGGCAGAATATTGTATAATATGATTAAAGACGCAGTAGAAGAAAATAGACCTGTATTCTTTATTCATGGTGCTGTTGGAGTAGATGAGAGAGAAGAAGTTCGTAGAATTACTGAAGAAGAAGAAAATGCAATTATCGTAGCATCATATGGAACATTCTCTACTGGTATTAATATTCGTAATTTACACAATGTTATTTTTGCTTCACCAAGCAAGAGTAAGATTAGAACACTACAATCTATTGGGCGAGGATTGCGTTTGGGTGACAATAAAAAAGAAGCTATTCTATATGACATATCAGATGACATGACACATAAGAGTAGAAAGAATTTTACGTTAGAACATTTTATTGAAAGAATGAAAATTTATAATGAAGAAAAGTTTGAATATAAAATTTACACTTTAAACTTAAAGGAAGAATAATGCTGTGCAAAATACTTAAATTAACAAGCGGTGATACTGTCATTGGAAATGTTGTCGAAGAAAGTAGAGGCTACATCGAAGTACATCGACCAATGAGAGTTGTTATTGTTCCTAAAGTGTTAGAAGAAAATACATTTCACATGTCTATGATGAAATGGGATCCATTAATTAATTTTACTTTGAATTCAAGAATATTTAAACAAAGTATTGTTTCGGTATCAGAAGCAACAGATGATGTACTGGAAGTCTATACTGAATTGTACAATCAGTTTGAAGCTGGAGAACATGAAGAGAACATCGTTGTGCAAAATAGAAATGAAAAGTTCGACACTCTTAAAGAAGAGTTTGAATCTGAAGAAAAAGTAGAGAAGGAAATTGAGAGGATGAAAGGATTAGCTATTGTGTCTGCTAACACACAGACTATACATTAACTAAGTCTTTATCAAAGGGGACACAGTAATAATACACTATTGTCAAGCGATTGTCAACACATTGAGGTAAATTATGAACACTACTGCCATACCAGTAACAAAAGTAAAACACTACGTAAACAACGAACATTTCTTAGAAGAGATGGTTGTCTTTCGTGCGGCTGTTAAAGAAGCCAAAGAAACAAATGGCGAACGCCCAAGAGTACCTGAGTACATTGGTGAGTGTCTATTTAAGATTGCAACTCACTTGGCACGTAAACCAAACTTTGCAAACTATACATTCAAAGAAGACATGGTGTCTGATGGCATCGAAAACTGTCTACTGTACATCGATAACTTTGATCCGGAGAAGTCTAAAAATCCATTTGCATACTTTACCCAAATCATCTACTATGCATTCTTGCGAAGAATTCAAAAAGAGAAAAAACATCTGTACATCAAGTACAAGAGTATGGACAATTTAATCATCACATCTCTCATTGAAAACAATGGTGAAGAATACGTTTCTTCAAGTCTAAACGGCGTGATGCATGATTCATATAGCGAAGAATTTATTAGCGACTTTATCAAAGCGTTTGAAGTGAATAAAGAGAAAAAGATTGCCAGTGCAAAGCCTAGAAAGAAAAAGGCCACAGGCAATACTGTGTTTGATGAATTTCTGGAGAAAGATGATGCAGACACCCATTCCAGCCCAACTTGAAAATTGGCTAAAGATTGTTGAAAATAAACGTTCGCCGCAAGACTTAAGAACAAATGCCGTCTTGCATTTGACAGCGATTCGTGATATAATCAACAAGTCTTTAGGCGCAACAACAAACAATCAAGGGCGAAAAAAGTATGAGAATATGTCTATTAGGTGATACGCATTTTGGCGTTAGAAATGACTCCAAAGCGTTTCATGCTTACTATGAAAAATTTTATGATGAAACATTCTTTCCTCAATTAGCGGAGAAAGGAATTCGCACAATCATACAACTTGGTGATTTATTTGATAGACGTAAGTACATCAACTTTCATTCGCTAATGGAGAGTCGTAGATACTTCTTTGACAGATGTGTCGAAGAGGGCATCACACTTCACGCATTGATTGGCAATCACGATATCTTTTGGAAAGAAAGTCTTGAAGTTAATTCTCCAGACTTATTGTTGCGTGACTATCACAACGTTCGTCTATGGCAGACACATGGCACGTTAGAGATCGATGGAGTTAAAATCGATATGATACCATGGATATGTAAGGGCAATGAAACAGAAATCTTTGAGTTTATCAAGAACAGCACTTCAGCAATGTGCATGGGGCATTTTGAACTTTCAGGATTTCCATTGTCTAGAGGTGTAGATAGCCATGATGGGATTGACTATAAGTTTCTAAGCAACTATAATAGAGTGTTCAGCGGACATTATCATACATTCTCCGAACATGATAGCATCACGTATGTAGGTACTCCATACGAACTCTTTTGGTCAGACTATCAAGATCAAAAAAAATTTGCTATTCTAGATACGGAGAATATGAGAGTTGAATACGTAAACAATCCTCACAGAATGTTTTACAAAGTCAACTATGATGATAATGGTACCGACAAGTTGAAGATTGAAGATTTAAAGAATATGGATTTTTCTAAGTATGCAAATGCTTATGTGAAAGTTGTTGTCGTTAATAAACAAGACCCATACCTATTTGAAAAACTTGTCGATGAAATATATAAAGTAGGTCCAGTCGATGTCACAATCGTTGAAGATTTTACAGAATTTAGTGAGACAGAAGATGAAGACATTGTTAATCAAGCCGAAGACACCATGTCTATTCTATCCAAATTTATTGATGGACAGAGTTTGAGTATTAATGATCCAAATAAACTTAAAACATTGATGCGTGAACTTTATGTTGAGGCACTATCTACAGAAAACATTGAATGATAATTTTTCGTAATTTGCGTTGGAAGAACTTCCTAAGCACTGGCAATTTTTTTACTGAACTCAAGTTAGACAATAACAATACTACATTGATTGTTGGTGCTAATGGTTCTGGTAAATCGACTATGCTTGATGCATTGACGTTTGTTTTATTTGGTAAGCCATTTCGTAGTATCAACAAAGGACAACTTGTAAATACTATCAATGGTAAAGATTCTGTTGTCGAAATTGAATTCGACACAGGCAACAAGTCATACAAAATCGTTCGTGGCATCAAACCGAACGTGTTTGAAATTTACTGCAATGGCCATCTAGTCAATCAAGATGCCGCAGTCAAAGACTATCAAGAACATCTAGAGAAATTCATTCTCAAACTCAACTACAAATCATTTACTCAAATTGTTGTTTTGGGTTCAGCATCATTTACTCCATTCATGCAATTGTCTGCAAGCGATAGACGTTCTATCATTGAAGACTTGTTAGATATTCAAATCTTTTCTCGCATGAATGGTGTTCTTAAAGATAAGTTTCTTTTGTTGAAAGAAAAACATTCGCAGTCAAAGTATGCAGTAGACTTGAAAAGTGAGAAGATTCAATATCAAATTCAATTTATCGATTCACTAAACAAGAACAATGCAACGCAGATTTTATCTAAGCAACAAGACATTGCCAATACTCAATTGTTAATTGCAGAGAGTGAAACTAGATGCACGACAATACAAACAAATTTGTCAGAAACGTGTATACAAATTTCAGACAAATCTAAAGTTGATGCAAAGCTATCAAAATTTTCTACGTTAGAACATAACTTAAAAAAGACTCATAAAAAAATTAACACAGACATTGACTTCTATCATAATAATGATGATTGCCCAACATGCAAACAAGCAATTGGTAATGATTATAAACTACATATTGTAGAAGAGAGAAATAAAAAACTTGTTGAAGTTGAAGATGCATTAAATAAAGTTAAAGATGAACTCAATACCGTTAATGGTAGAATTTCTGAAATCGAAACGATTGCTGAAACGATTCAAACATTAAATTCGCAATTGACATTTGAACAGAGTGAGATCAGAGTAAATCAAAGACACATTGATAATATCAATAGAGAAATTGAAAGATTGAATTCTGTCAAGGATGATGTTACGATAGAACAAGAAAAACTTGCAACATTGACTACAGAACTAGCAGAACTAGAAGCTGAAATTAAAGTTATTGCTGAAGAAAGATTGTACTATGAAGTTGCAACGAACTTGTTGAAAGATACAGGTATCAAAACGAAAATCATTCGTCAATATATACCAGTGATTAACAAGTTAGTCAACAAGTATCTTGCATCATTAGATTTCTTTGTGAACTTTAATCTTGATGATTCGTTTAAGGAAACAATTAAGTCACGCCATCGTGATGAGTTTACATATGCATCATTTAGTGAAGGTGAGAAACAACGGATTGACATGGCATTGATGTTGACATGGAGAGCAGTTGCCAAATTAAAGAACTCAGCAAGTACAAACATATTGATACTTGATGAAATCTTTGATTCATCATTAGATACAAATGGTACAGAAGACTTAATGAAAATTTTAAACATGCTTGAAGGGTCTAATTTGTTTGTCATATCACACAAAGGTGATATTCTACAAGACAAGTTTGCGAACGTGATTAGATTTGAAAAGGTCAATAATTTTTCAAGGATAACAAAATGAAAATCTTGAGTGAATATTTTGGAGATGAAATCGATAGACATGCTGAAATATATTTTGATGAGAATTTTTACAAAGTAAGAGTTAGAAATGAACTTGGCTCATATTTTGTTGCATTTTTTAATAATATAGATGAAGCAGAAAATTTTGCAGAAAATTATGTAAGAGGAGAAACACATGAACCTTGAATTGGTACCTGAATCTGCAACAGTATTGCATGAAGAATGTTTGGAGTTTGATTTTGCAAATCCTCCAATTGATCCAAAAGAACTTGCACAATCATTACACGACATTATGATTAAGAGTGATGGTTTAGGACTATCAGCCAATCAAGTTGGATTACCATATAAAGTTTTTGTAATGAGAACTGGCGATGAACCATTTGCAGTATTCAATCCTAAAATTGTAGATATCTCAGATAGAGAACTAGTAATGAAAGAAGGTTGCTTGAGTTTTCCATTGCTTTATTTGAATGTTAAACGTTCAGATGGCGTTCGTATTCGTTATCAGAAAGAAGACGGAAGCACTACAACCGAAAAGTTTATTGGCATGACAGCAAGAATTGCGTTACATGAGTTTGACCACATGATTGGAAAAGTGTATACTCAGAAGGCGTCAACATTTGAAACACAACGTGCATTGCGTAAACGTATGATTTTAAAACGTAAGGTAAAAAAATGAAACCTTGGCAACATGGATATGACATAGACTATCTTAAGGGTCTAGAAGCACAATATGCAGACTACAATGCATATACGTTATCTCCTTTTGCAAAGTATAAGAAAAATAACATTGCAGAGTCTTTGAAAAAAGGTAATCTTATTTTTAGTGAATTTGGTCTTGAACCTTCAATGTTTGAAGTTACAAATAGTAAAGTTGCATCAGATATTACAATGCATGGAGACACAGTTATTGCAACAAAAGTAAAAGGTGATGTTTCAATTGGAAAACTTTCGGGCAACATCAATACGATTAAGCATCAAATTTCTTTATTGTCAGGAAACAATTTTTGGTTAACTGTATGGGCAGAAAACAAAGCACATTGTGACTTGGCCGAAGAATTGGGTTTCTGCTATGTTGGTCCTAAGATTACAACATATGGAGAAGTACATGCAATTTACTTTAAGAGTAACAGTCCTATTCCACGTTCGTTTCCTAAAGTAGAATCAACAGAATATCTAAGCATCAAAAAGATTGGCGCAATCACATCAGAATTTATTGAATCTGTTTCTGCTAAGTTAGCAACGTTACCTGCATTCACAAATCATTATAGTAACTACAACAAAGACAAAGCATGGTCTGCATTGTCACTACGTGGTTATCGTCCGGAATCAGATTTCATTACAAAGCCCTCAGAGATGAGTGATGACTGGAAAGAAAAAAACAAAGACGTAAAATTTGAATT